TTCCCGCAAATGTTAGAACTGCGGCCCATCGTTGTTAATGACGATATGATTGTGCTTGGTGGTAATATGAGATTGAAGGCTTGCAAAGAAGCAGGATTAAAAGAGGTTTCAATAATTAAAGCATCCGAATTAACACCAGAGCAACAAGCGGAGTTTATAGTAAAAGATAATATTGGATTTGGCGAATGGGATTATGAATTACTATTAAACGCTTACGATTCTTCAGAGTTGGAAGCGTGGGGCTTGGACCTGCCGGATTTGCCAGAAAAAGAATTGGAAGCTGAAGAGGATGACTTTGCGATTCCAGAAGGTGGAATTGAAACGGATATTGTGTTGGGTGATTTGTTTGAGATAGGTGAACACCGATTATTGTGTGGGGATTCAACGGATAGCGATGCGGTTGCAAGGTTGATGGATGGGCAGAAAGCGGACATGGTTTTTACCGACCCCCCTTATGGAGTAGATTATGAAGGTGGTGCAATGACAAAAAGGACAAAACTTGACAACGACCAAAAAAATACAAATATTTATCAAGAAGTATTGCCAAACATAATTTTATTTACAAACGACAAAGCCCCAATGTATATTTGGCACGCTGCGGGATATGCCGATATGGCTTCGCACTTATGGGATAACAACATTGAAATAAGAAGTCAAATTGTATGGAATAAAAATATGGCTCAATTTGGGGCGTTATCTGCCCAATATAAACAAAAGCACGAACCTTGTTTTTATTGTTTCAAAAAAGGCAATGCACCTTTTTGGTATGGACCAACAAATGAAGTTACCGTGTGGGATGTAAGTAGGGAATCAAAAAATGAATTTCACCCTACGCAAAAACCAATCGAACTTCCATCAAGGGCATTAAACAACAGTAGTAAAAAAGGCGATTGCATTATGGATTTGTTTTTAGGTAGCGGCTCTACAATGGTAGCATCACACCAACTGAAACGCAAATGTTTCGGAATGGAACTTGACCCAAAGTATTGCCAAGTGATTGTGGACCGAATGAAAAAATTAGATACCCAATTAATTGTTAAAAAGAACGGAGTGGAAATATGAGAGGCGTAAAACCATTACCAACGGCAATTAAAGAACTGCGCGGAACTATTGAAAAATCCCGAGTGCTTCCAAACGAAATGACGGTTACAATAAATAAGGAAATACCAGAGGCTCCAGAGGATTTAAACGCCGAGGGCAAAAAGTTATGGAATGAGGTTTGCCATGAATTGAAAAACAATAACCTACTGGCAAATGTAGACTTGGGATTAGTAGAGGCCTATTGTGCAGAACTGGCCCAATATAAAGAAGCCGTAAGGCAAATTAAAAAAACAAGCCCGTTAATCAAAAGCCCGTCGGGTTATGCCATGGTAAGCCCTTGGCAAACTATACGCAGACAGTCATTAAAGGCGGCGATGGATTTAGGTCAGCTATTCGGAGTGACGCCAAGCGCTCGAACCAGAATAGGAACCAATGGGCCAAAAGCCACCAGTAAACTAGAACTATTACAAAAATCTAAAATAGCATGAAAAAGAAAATTGAAACAACCGAGCCAGTCGAAGTAACGGCAGGCGTAACCTTTAGAGTTGAGCCAAGCGGTTTGCATTTTATCGTTAGCCGTAACCAAGGCAGCGGATTTAAGCCTTGCGGAAAGGACGGGCTTTGGAGCGAAACGCCGCACCTTTACAGAAACCAATACCTAGCACAGTTAGCTTTAGATTTTTTCTTTGCGAATAGCTGAGCAATATATTGACGACGTAGTGAGTGGGCGCGTAGTTGTGTGCGAACACGTGCGCAACGCGGTGAATAGGTATCTAATAGATCGCGGGAACGGTTGGGGTTTTTCCGAGAATTACGCGCAGCACGCTATCGACTTTATAGAACAGCTCGAGCACAGCACGGGCGACTATGCGGGCAAGCCGTTTAAGTTGGAAGGGTGGCAGGCTTTTATCGTTTGGAATTTGTTTGGCTTTTTAAACACCGACGGCTCGCGAAGATTTACGCGGGCTTATGTGGAGGTTCCCCGAAAAAATGGGAAATCTACTTTCTCGAGTGCGGTTATGCTTTACGGCTTAATGGCCGACGGGGAAAGTGCAGCGCAGGTTTATAGCGCAGCTACAAAGTTAGATCAGGCAATGATGGTATTTGCGGAGTCGGTCCGCGTTTGCCAAAATGTCGACTGGCTCGCCGAGGCGTTGACTGTCAACAACTCTGTAAACAATAGGCGCATATTGTACGGCCAAAGTATCTACAAGCCCCTAGAGTGGAACCCAAGCAAACAGGATGGACTAAATACTCACTTTGCAGTTATTGACGAATACCACGCGCACCCAAACGATGAGCTTTATAATGTATTGCGCAACTCGATGGGGGCTAGGAGGCAACCGTTGTTATTTACAATTACGACGGCGGGCTTTAATCGTGAGTCGCCTTGTTATAAGCATAGGAATTACTGCGCCTCGGTTTTATCTGGGGCTATTGTAGACGATGCTTTATTTTCGGTAATCTATACGCTAGACGAAGGCGACGACTGGACCGACTCAGCCAACTGGGCCAAGGCTAACCCTAATTGGGGGGTTTCGGTTTATCCGCGTCAGTTAGAGCAAGCGCTTACCGAGGCAAAGGAATTTGTACACAAAGAAGTTGAATTTAAAACTAAGTTGTTAAATGTGTGGACCGACACCGCGCTAACTTGGATAAATGACTCTACTTGGATGGAGTGCGCCGAGTTGCAAAAACTAGACGGGATTTGTTACGGCGGATTAGATTTGGCGAGCACAGGAGACTTTTGCGCGTTTACTTTGTACTGGCCCGAGTGTTCAGCTATTCGCACTTGGTATTTTTTGCCAAGCGAGGCAGCCTACAAAAGAAAGGATGCGGCAGGGGCAAGTATTAGGCAATGGATTGCAGACGGCCAGATAATTGCAACCGAGGGCAACGTAACGGATTATAATTTTATTAAGGCGCAGATAGTAGAACTTGCGCAGGAGTTTGAAATTAAAGACATCGCTTACGATCGCTTTAACGCTTCGCAGCTTGTAATTGATTTACAAAACGAGGGCTTGCAAATGTATCCCTTCGGGCAGGGCTTCATATCAATGAGCAGCCCAACTAAGGAACTGGAGCGACTAGTAAAGGACGGCAGACTTAAACACGATGGCAACCCAGTTACCCGTTGGATGATGGGTAACGTATTACTAGCAAGCGACCCAGCGGGCAATATTAAAATTAACAAAGCCAAGAGCGGCGATAAGGTCGACGGGCCTGTATCTATTGTAATGGCATTGGGCACGGCTATGCAAGACGCTGCCAAAGAAAAAGAAACAGACTTTTGGTTTATAAGCTTATGAGATTCGTTGACGACTTCATGAATAAGTACTATTTTAACCTGCCTAAGTTTCGGACTTATGAGGACGCCTACAACGCAACGGAGGCCGAGTATCTGGAAAGGTACGGAGTAACGCGCTATAAAAACTACGACGTATTTCGCTCGGCTCTTTGTAGGTGGCTAGCCCAAGGTAGGAATAAATAAGATTTGTTAACACGGCAAAATTTAAGCAGTTGTAATTTGCACCGATGAATTTAAGATTCTGGGAAAGGAAAACAGAAAAAAGGTCGATGCTATCGCAACCTGCCGACTGGTTTGTTAATACCTTAAACAATGTATTCGGCTACCAAACTAAAAGCGGGCAGGCGGTAAATAATACAACGGCTTTGTCTATTGCGTCGGTGCACGCTTGCGTCAGGGTAATTGCGGACGGGATAGCAGGGTTAGGCCTAAAGTTGTATAAAGACGATGGGCAGAACAGAGACCAAATTATAATCCACTACGCCACAGCTTTAACTAACGAGCCCAACGCTTACCAAACTAAATACGATTTTACAAAGTACATGACTAGCCACTTAGCTTTAACTGGCAACGCTTACGCTTTTATTAATCGCGATGTTAGGAATATCGGTATAGAGTTGCACCCAATCGCGCCGCAGTACGTTACCCCTGTTATGCAGGACGGCCTTTTATTCTACAAGACTACACTCGCAGGATACCCTCCAATGATACCAGCAACGGAAATGCTACACTTTAAAGGAATGTGTGGCGATAATCCGCTAATCGGTTTAAGCCCTGTCGTATTGCACGCCGAAACCTTAGGTATAGACTTGGCAGCAATAAGCCAGAGCGCAGGAGTTTATAAAAATGGGGTATTGAAATTTTTGTTAACTTCAGACTCACAAATTAAAATAGACCAAGCGGGGCCTTTGAAAAAATCCCTCGACGATGTTATAGACGGGGCCAGCCGTAGCGCTGTTATGCCCAATGGCATTAAGATGGAAAAATTAAGCCTAAGCCCTGAAGAGGCGCAGTATTTGGAGACTCGTAAATTCAGCAGCGAGGAAATTGCGCGAATCTTTGGAGTGCCCGCTTCAATGATTGGAGCTAGCGCAGGGATAAAGTCCAGCGTCGAGCAGGAGTACCAAGATTTTTACGCGCGGACTTTGATGAGCTACGCAATTAACATTGAGCAGGAACTAGCCCGCAAGTTGTTAACAGAAAATGACAAGCTAACTTATTACTTTAAATTTAATTTTAACTCACTTTTGAGAGCCTCCGCTAACGAGCGAGCAGACTATTATAATAAAGGCATCCGCGGCGGCTGGCTTTCTAGAAACGAGGCAAGACTTTACGAGGACGTGAACGGTTTTAACGGCGGCGACGAGTATTTAATCGAAGCCAACTTAATGCCTAGCAGTCAGATTAACCAGTATATGGACGCGAAGATTGCAAACCTTATGGCTACGGCAGATAAAAACAATAACCCCGAGGGCGTAAATAATTTAGAAAATAATTAAAATGAAACAAGAGAGGCGCACAATTACGGGCAGCGTTCACACCAGAGCAGACGGCGAAGGTATGCCTAAAGAAGTCGGCGGTATTGCTGCCGTTGTCAATTCAGTTACTGACCTTGGATATTTCGAGGAGGTTATAATGACTGGAGCTTTTGACAACGCTTTAAGTAAAGACTACGATATTCGTTGTTTATTTAATCACGAAGCCGATTTAATTTTAGGCCGCACAAAGGCAGACACTTGCAGAGTGTTTGTAAATGGTGACGGAAATTTAGAGTATACTTGGATACCAGATTACGAGAACCCTACGCACATGTCAGTAGTTAGATCTATTATGCGCGGAGACATTACGCAAAGCTCATTTGCTTTTACAATTAAAGAGCAGAACTGGAGCGAGTCAGAAAAATACGGCAGCATGGGCAAGCGTTCAATTACAATGATTGAAAGCCTTTATGATGTTAGCCCCGTTACTTATCCTGCTTATGAAGATACAGAGGCAGACGCTCGCAGCATCGCAGCAATAAGAGACCAAGAGCTAGAAATTGAAGCCGCAAAACAAAGCCAAGTCAGCGCGGATATTTTAAAACTTGCTTTAGCCAGATACACAAACTATTAAAAAAAACAAAAATCATGAATAAAATTAAAGCCCTAAAAGAAGAGCGTGGACGTTTGCTCGGCGAATTGTCTACCTTGCAGTCAACTATCGAGCGCGAAGCGCGTTCTATGGCTGACACTGAAACTAACCGCTTAACTGAAATCGAAGCCCGTTTAGGCGCGATTAAAGCAGAGGTTGAAACCCTAGAGAAATTGCAAAACCTTGCAGCTCAGGCAGCAGGCCACAGCGCAAGCCGTAGCGAGGAAAAAGAAAAGTCTAACATGGCTAAAGATTACAGCTTCAAACGCGCAATGGAAATGGCTATTACTGGCCGTCGTGAAGGCGTTGAGGGCGAATTTTCTGCAATGGGCGGCGAAGAGTTCCAGCGTTCAGGCGTTAGCGTTTCTGCTCACTCTATCAAAATCCCATCTGAAGTATTTAAACGCGATATGACTGCCACAGGCGGAAGCTCAGGCTCTGAAGGTGGCGTAAATATCCAAACTTCAGTAGGTTCTATTATCGACATTTTGCTACCAAAAACTGTTTTAGCAGGCTTGGGCGTACAGCGTTTGAGCGGGTTGGTTGGAAACTTGGATTTACCAACGGCTAGCACTTTGCCTTCAGCAGGTTGGAATACTGAAAATGGTTCTGCTACTGAGAAGAGCCCAGCGTTCAGCAAAATCACTTTGAGCCCTAAGCGTTTGGCTGCCTATATTCAGGTATCTAACCAGCTTATGCTTCAATCTAGCAACTCGATTGACGGGTACGTTCGCAACTGGCTATTAAACGCTATGGCCCAATCTTTGGAAACTGCTGCTATCAAAGGCGGTGGTTCTAACGAGCCTACTGGTATTATCGCTAACGCTAACGTAAACGTAACTTTCGCAGGTGGCGCAACTTCTAACAGCACAAACGCTAACGGAGCCGCTCCAGTTTGGGCCGACGTAGTTAACTTGATGAAGGCTGTAGAAAACGCTAACGGTAACGGAGTTGCTTACTTGACTAACCCAACCGTAAAAGCTAAATTGCAAACTACTAGCCGTCAGGCTTCAGGCGTTGAAGGTAACTTCATTTGGCCTGCGGGTGGTACAGACTTGAACGGTTACAATGTTCAAACTACTACCTTGGTTCCTAGCAATTTGTCTAAAGGTAACGCTACTACTTTGTCAGCTTTGATTTTTGGAGACTTCTCTAAAATGGCAGTTGCAAACTGGGGCGGAATGGAGTTAACAGTTGACCCATATTCTGGCGCTACTGCTGGCTTGACTAACGTAGTTCTTAACGCTTATTTGGATACTGCCCTATTGCAGCCTGCGGCCTTCGCAGTTTGTAAGGACATCGTAGCCTAATAACTTGCCCGCTCGGGGGCGTTAAATTCCGAGTGCTGTGGGGAGTATTGAGTTGCTCCCCTCGGGCCAAATGTTAGTAAAATTTTTAATTAATCCAACAGGGCACTTTAACCTAAGTTACAACTTGGGCGAAGTGGTAGACATTGAAACAAAGCAAGCCGAGTTACTACTTGAGGCTGGGGCTGTTGAAATTGTAGCTACACCTAAGCCGAGTAAAAAGAAACCGACTAACCCAGAGACCGAACTAGACGCCGAATAATGTTTAAAAGTAGAAGATACACAGCCTTTGCAAATGTAGCAACCGACTATTTAAGTTTGGCCGACGCTAAACAGCATTTGCGCGTTACTGCCTCAGACGATGACAGTTATATTGGTGGGCTTATTTCTATGGCCGTAGATACTTGCAGTAACTACTTGGGCTACTCAATTAAGAAGGGTACGGCAAAATACGGCTTTGATAGCTTTACGGGCTCGCCTGCACTAATCAATCCCGTAAACGGTCTAAATATACCTAGCGGCAATTATCTGCGCGTAAATAGCCGCGTATTGGCTGTAAACTCTGTAAGCTACGTTAATGACAGCCAAGCGGTAACGGCATTTTCTGGTAGCGATTGGATAGTAGCACCTGACCCAATGGGCAACTATACGCGAAATATCTTTATTAATACTGCGCCCGACTCAATTACCGACGATACAATTAAATACATTATTGAAGTATCTGAGGGATTTAATCCAGTTGGAACTAGCGCAGTAGACCCAGATACTATTTTTCCAATGGCAATTAAACACGCCGCTTTGTTATTAGTGGGCCAGTATTACGATAACAGGAACGCCGTAACGATTGGAGCGAATAACTCACCGATGGCCCTAGGCTTTGAGTACTTACTAGACCCTTACAAAATACAAATTATACTATAATGCAAGCGGGCGCAATGGATGTACTAGTTAGTTTGCAGAGCTACTCTGAAACTATCGACACCAATACAGGCGAAAAATTGCAGACGTGGACTCAATACGCAACGGCTTGGGCTCAGCGCGTAGAACAGGAAAACGGAACCGAGCAAGTAAATGCGGACCGCCGCGAGCATAAGCAAATAGTTTATTATACCGTCCGCTATAATTCAGCAATCGGAGTTAAGGACAGAGTAGTTGACGCGGGCCTTAACCATAATATTGTTAACATTGCAAACATAGCCCGCAATTTATATTTGAAGTTGGAAACGGAACTAACAGAGTGAGCAACAAAGTAGAAAATATCGCCGAGGTTATTAACTCATTAAAAGCGATGGGCGTCGAAATAGATAGCCCAGATTTACAGCGTATGCTCAAAGCTCAGGCGTTACCTATAATTAATAGTGCAAAAAACTTAGCGCCTAAAGAAGGCGGAGACTTGGCGGCATCCATTGGCTTTATTACTGGAAAGGACAAAGACAATAAGACAAAAGTGCTGATAGGATTGCGCAAAGAATATTACAATAATTACCTAGGGCCAATGTTTGAATTTGGTGTGCCAACAAATCGTATACAGTCAACAACGGGCAGAGACACAGGGATATTAAAAGCGCGCCCTTTTATGCGCCCTGCATTGGACCAAAACGCGGGCAAGGTAACGGACGGAATTATTAACGGAGTAGATAAAATACTCGCTAAACTAGCAAAAAAAAATAACTTAATATACAAATAAAATGGCAACTACTGGACCAGTAAACGGCACGCTTATAAGCATCTATAAAGATGTGAGCGGCACACTTAAAAAAATCGCTAACGCGACTTCTAACTCCCTCGACATTTCAAAGGACATGATTGATGTAACTTCAAAAGACAGCGCAGGCGCAAAGGAATTTATTGCGGGCGAGTATGGCTACACGCTAAATGTGGAGGCAATCTTTGAAGATGATTCAAGCGTTGGAGCTGGGCAAATTTCGTACAAGGATTTGGTAACAGATTTGTTGGCGGGTACTTTAGTTACTATTGTAATGACCTCAAACGTAACAGGTGACGAAAAATATACTGGCTCTGCTTTCTTTAGCAGCTTAAGCCTTAGCGCGCCAAACAACGACAAAGCAACTTGGACAGGAACCTTGCAGGGTTCTGGAGCTTTGACTTTGGGAACTGTTGCGTAATAGTATTATATTTGTGCGATGAGCACTACAATTAAACTAGGGGGTGCTGAGCATCCCCTTTTATTTAACATGAATAGCCTTCGTAATATTATGGAGGTTGCAGGCATGGAAACC